GGCAAGAGATATTTGAAGAATTTAACGACAAATTAAATGAAATAAAAAAGAAGCAAAACTTTTAAGAAACATATATAATACTTACCTTTGCTTTATATTCTATTTTTTTGTTTAGTGGCTAACCAGCCCAATTAAACCACTTTTTTTAAGGTGGTTTTTTTGTTGCTTAAGTGTTTACATTTTGTTTATTAAATTTTTTTTTGTAGCTTTGGGGAAACTTAAAACAAAGACAATGACATATAAAATGATTTCCTTACTTGATAGGCTTAAGCCTCAATACTCTGAAGAACTTGGTAGAGTAAACCTTAAATACCCAGATATTATTGCATCTATATCTAACGACTTAGAACAAGAAAGTTTAATACACAATCTTAAATACAGTACTATTTTGGATATTAAATTTGTTATAGGGGTAGATAACCCTTTTGTAATGTTTAAAGATTTATAAGATGACACATTATGAAGATGTTAAACGAGCAGCGACCCCAACAACGATAGACTATTTAAATGCAAGAGTAGAAGCATTAGAAAGACGAGTAAAATACTTAGAACAAATAATAGAAATAGAACACTTAAACACAGAACAATGAATAAAAATAAATTAAAAGAACTTTACGAAACATACAGCTTAGACAAATCTGACTTTTTTAAGCACCAACACTACACGATTATCACAAGAAGCGGAGTAGAGAAATTAATGGCACAATCTAATATTACAATTAATTATGAAGTTATTAGATGTGATCCAAATTTTGCAGTAATAAAAGCTTATGGTACTAAGAAAGATAAAAAAATAGAAACTTTTGGTAGTGCCTTAAAAGGAGAAAACTATAAAGACGGTTCTACAAATTCTTGGTACTGTATGGAACTCGCAGAAAAACGCAGCCAATCAAGGTGTGTTTTAAAAATGCTTAACTTATATGAGTATGGTATTTTTGGCGAGGATGAAAGCGAGAGTTTTAAGAAACCCAAAACAGAATACAAAACCTTATGATTAATATAAACAAATAAATAAACTAAAATAAATAAACTATGAGTGCATTAATAAACTTTAATTTAAGAGTAGATAAACTCCCTAAGGAGAAATTTATTGCTGGTAAGGAAGGCGCAGTATACGTCAATCTTACAATGGCAGTAAACGATGAAACACGATACGGAAATAATACAAGCGTATATGTGGCACAATCAAAAGAAGAAAGAGAGGCTAAGAAGCAACGCCAATACTTAGCAAACGGAAAGGTTATATGGACTGACAATGTGATCACACTCGCAGAGCGTGAGCCACAAGCAGAGCCAGTTACAGCAACTGAGAAAGCAGATTTACCATTTTAATTAAAGGGGGGTTTTTTAACCCCCTTTTTTTTATACCTTTACTAAAACAAAAACAAACATATAATAAATGACCGAACAAGAAACAACTCAGCAAATGCTGATGGAACTTATAAAAGAGGAATGTGCCATAGACACTTCTTTAGAAATTGAGTACCCAGAGATTGCTTTGAGTTATGGCGAAAAAACAATACAAACCACAAAAGGTGAAAAAACTTATCCAGTAGCAATATCATCTTTAGGCAACATAAGTTACGTTACAGCACCACCAAAAAGCAAAAAGAGTTTCTTTATATCTTTACTTGCATCAGTATATTTAAGCGATAACAATAACTTTGGCGGTAACATAAAAGGACACAGAGGTAACAAGTGCTTAATCCATTTTGATACAGAGCAAGGACATTTCCACGCAGCCAGATGCTTTAGACGTGCGACAGATATGGCAAACCTAAAAGACAATGGGTGTTATCAAACTTACGCTTTAAGAACATTAACCTATAAACAACGATTAGAGTTTATAGAGTGGACGTTAAAAGAAAATAAAGAAAATGGTAAAGAAGCTGGTTTAGTTTTCATAGATGGCGCGGCTGATTTGGTCGCTGATGCCAATGACCTACCAAGTTGTAATGAAATGGTTGCTAAACTTATGCAACTATCAACACGCTACAACACGCACATAATGGTTGTTATGCATCAAAACTATGGAAGTTCAAAACTTGGAACTGGGCATCTTGGTTCGTTCCTCGAGAAAAAGGCGGAAACAGTTATAGAATTAGAATTAAACACAACTAATAAAGATTGGGTTACTGTTATATGCAGAAGGTCAAGAGGCTACTCTTTTGAAACCTTTAGCTTTAGTATAAATGAGTTTGGACTTCCTTTTGTAGTTGGCGATATATACGACCCTTTAAAATACTTTGTAACAACTAAAGCCAAGCTGGGATGATAGAATTAAACATAACAAAAGAAAGTATTGCAGAAGCTAAGAAGTTATATGATTTTGGAATACTAAACAACAGCTACACACAAGGGGAGGGCAATAAGTGTGGTGCTTTAGGAGAGGTCTTAGTAAGAAAGTACTACAACGCTATTCAAGAAAATACTTATGACTATGATTTAATAATTGACAATAAAAAGATAGACGTAAAAACCAAAAGACATAATGCAAATCTAACACCAAATAATAACTGGACTATGAGCCTTTTTGCATTTAATACAAAACAAAAGTGTGATTATTACTGCTTTGTTGGGATGGCTGATGATTACAAGAAAGCCTATATCTATGGTTTTATTTCAAAAGACAAATTTTATAAGACTGCAATATTTAGAATAAAAGGAGATATAGACCCAAACGGAAGTAAATTTAAATTTAGAGCAGACAGTTACAGTATGACAATATCCGAATTAGAATTTAATTTAAAATAAAATGAAATCACTTGTAGAACTTGCTTACGATAAGCACAAAAATTGGTTAGGTATCGTCAGAAGTTTCGGTTGCAAACCAAGCTTCGCTGAGAATGTCGTTCAAGAACTTTATGTGCAGTTAATTCTCGATACGCAAAAAGGCTTAGACCTATGGTACAATGACGATATAAATACTTACTACTGTTATAAGGTTCTGCGAGGCATTTACTTAAACACACACAAGAAAGAGGCACGAATGATAAAAACATACATAGAGGACATAGATGGAGAAGTAAAGCAGATAGATGACTTAGGAATAGACGAGGTACAATATGCAAAGAATAAAACTAAAATAGACAACTTACTTGCAGAGATGCGATGGTACGATAGCAAGGTATTTACTTTAGTAGCTTCTGGGCAAAGCGTAGCATCACTAAGCAGAGAAACAAAGATAAGTTATTACAGCCTCTACAACACTTACAGAAACGCACTTAAACACATAAAAGACAATATATGAAAGTGTTAGAATTGTTTGCTGGTAGTAGAAGTGTTGGTAAAGCTGCACAATCTTTAGGCTTTGAGGTTTTCAGTTCTGATCTTAATGACTTTAATGGGATAGATTATGCAGTAGATATATTGGACTTTGACATAAACAAAGTACCTTTTAAGCCAGACATTATATGGGCAAGTCCTCCTTGCACAAGTTACAGTATAGCTGCAATATCACATCATAGACCAAAAGACAAGCCTCTATCTGACTTTGCAATTAAAAGCGACAAGATGGTAAAAAAAACACTAAGCATAATTAAAGAATTAGAACCAAAGGCTTGGTATATAGAAAACCCAAGAGGTATGCTAAGAAAACAATATTTTATGCTTGGCTTACCAAGAGCAACTGTTTGGTATTGTAAGTATGGAGATACAAGAGCAAAGCCAACTGATATATGGAGTAACAACTTACGATCGTTACTTAACCCAGATGGGTGGCAACCAAGACCACAATGCCATAATGGAAACAAGAACTGCCACCACGAAGCAGCACCAAGAGGTAGCAGAACTGGTACGCAAAGACTTAAAGGCAATTACAATAGAAGCAAAATACCAGAAGAATTATGTTTAGAAATTTTAAAAGCTAAGATATGAGATTAGGAGATTTAGTTTACTACATTACTTATTATACTGGCATACGTTGGATAGTTAAAAAGATATGGGGAGAAGATTGCGGATGCGATAAGCGTAGGGAAGAATGGAACGATATAGATATAGACTTATGGAAGAAATAGACAAAAAAGATTGGCAGCAGTTTAAAGCTGATGTTAAGAGTAAGCTATCACAAGAACAATATAAGTTGCTTATGCGCTTACACTCAAAATACTACAACCATAAGTATGTGGAATTATGCAGCTGCAACCCTAAAAGACTTGTACAATGGATTGCAGAAATAGACAAGATTTATGATTAAGAATGTACACAAGTGGGAGAAAGCTGTAATACTATTGCTAAATGCTGATGGTTGGGACTTGACACATACTGGCAAAGGCTTTGAGCATTATGATGCGATAGGTTATGCGCCAGAAAAAAATGGCATTAGAGCAGAAGTAGTAATAGAGTTTAAGTTTAGAAACAAATACTACAAAGAGAAAATGCTTGAGGTGTACAAGTACGACAAGTTAATTGATACTGGTAGGATAGCTTTGTATTTTGTTAATGATCCTAAAGGAAATTATATGTTCTGGCTTAACAGCCTCCAGGACTTAAAAGAACAAGATATGTACTGTCCAGATACTACACTATGGACTAAAAAGAAAGTCCTAAAGCCTTGTTATTTGATTGACGAGAGCCAAGCATCTATAATAAATTTAAACGGATTTAAAAAATAAGTTGTTTATAATTTGTTTATAATAAATATTTTTATATATATTTGTAAAAAACAAAACACAATGGAAACACTTACAGAAACAGAAAAGGCTTGGGTTACTATGATGGTACAAGCTTACGGAATGAACGAGCAAACTGCACTATCTTATATTCAAAACGTAAACACAAACAAATGAGAACGCAGTTAGACGATTTACGCAAAGAGTTAAAAGAGATTGATGCTATATTATATTACGATAGTTACAAGAAATCTTTAACCAAACAAAAAAAGATAGAGTTAGAAAACAGAGCTTCAGAAATTAGAACTATAATAATTAACATACAATAAAATGAAAAAGACAAAAACTGGTTTACATATAGAAACACGCAAAAACAGAATAGAGGTACACACACAAAAAGATCTTGATGCCTTAGAACTTAAAAGAGAACACCAAAGACAAAGAATACTACAAGGTGCTGTAATATTTATGTTAGCACTCTGTGTGGCTTTTGGTTATTTAATTGGTTCTGCGAGTTAGTATGGACTTACTAC